GGTGAAGCTGCAAAAATTTCCCTAAAAGCTATTGGAAAGCAAGACACCTACTTGCTTTCCAAAGATCCAGACGAGTCATTCTTTAATTATACAACCGATCGAAGACATTCCGACTTTCGTAAGTATCACCGAAGTAAACACATTGTAAAACCCGGGAATGTCGCGGCTGGGTGGCCTTTTGGAGAGACCATTAAAGTTGAATTCAATCCACGAACAATGGGAGACCTTCTGAGTAATATGTGGTTAAGTATAACTATGCCGGGTATTTCGAATGGAAACTACGCTGATCAGTTGGGTCGGCACATTCTCAAGAGTGTGACGATGTATGTCGATGACATCGAGGTTGAGAAAATCTACGATGATTGGGGAATTTTGTACGATGAACTTTATTTAGAAATGTCCGAAAAAGTGGCAAATAGATTTCTTGTAAATCGAAATCTTGGATTTGATGATGCACCGTTAGTTGGTTTTGCAGATAAAGCGCAATATAGTTCGGATCTAGTGATTCCAATACATTTCTTTTTTTCACGCAAGTTTGCGAGTGATGAGTACGGCACAAATAAACCAAATAGACCATACTTCCCATTGTGTGCCATTTATCGCCAAAAAATTGAATTTGAGTTTGTTTTTCACAAGGCAACCTTTTTCACAGACACGAGCGATACCGTAGAACTTTCATCATTTGATATCGTGACCGAAGAAATTACAGTGAGTCCAGAAGAAAATCGTTTTTTGGCGAGTCAGCGACAGACGTTTATTACCGATCTTGTGCGTAGACACCCAGTGATAGTCAGTGATAGTGGTAAAGACGTCGTGAGAAACAATCTCGTCCCGAATATTCCCGTCAAGTGTATTCATTGGTTTTTGAGAAATATTCGATTTGAAGATGAAGATGACGCGATTGGATACCCAACTCCACTTACAACCGGTGAGCGTTTGTATCAAAATAGATTCAACTTTTCTTCAGAGACAGACTTCCAAGGTGAAAATACATTCTTTTTTCCAATCATGACGGAAGCATCATTTTATATAAACGGAAATAAACTTCCAAATGTATCAAAAACAAATCATTCATATTACAAATATTTAATTCCATTTCAAAAAAGGTTGTCGCGACCTATTCGGAATATCTATACATACAGTTTCTCGTTGAATCCGGTGAATGTGGAACCCTCGGGAAACTTGGATTTTAGTCAGTTACAATCTGAAAAAACAAACATAGAAGTAAAAATCGAACCTGAACTTGTGAGTGGTAATTCGTACTCTCTAAACATGTACTATACAGGATATCAAACTTTTGTATTTGATAAGGGTTTCATGTCTATTGCTTACTAAAAAGCCTGTCCTTATTATTGGCAATATAGTCAATAATATTATTCTTGATACACCATTTGATGAAGTTTAACTGTGCCAATGTTGTTTGAATTTCATGAGATGTCCCCGGCACCGTGTAGGCAAACTTTTGAGCCCGACAGAATGGGTCAAAGAGTTGTTTGCTGTAGCCATTGAGACTTGACTTGTAAGCACAATGGACGGTGAAGAGTTTTCCATCACCCGTTTGGTAAGAAGTGTGATTCTTCTTTGCGTAGTTTGTGATAAACCACTCCAAATTGCGGAGAGAAATACCACTTGATTTGTCCAATATCGTCAGGAGTGTAGATCTATTCTTCTCGTCGTCATAAAAGTTGTTGATGGATGTTAGTAGAATATCGTTTTTGCTCATTACTATAGTATAGCATTCAAATCTATAAGCTCGTTTGATGAATGACATCCCGGACACCCTCTCACAAACATTTGCTCTGGGCCATGTGTATGTAAATTCGAACTTGACATTGCACGATGACACACCCTTTGACCCTGGGTCTTGTGTTTACCACAGTACCCATTGTACAGTGCTTTGAATGTGCATCGATTACCATTTGATTTTGTCCCTTTACACACCGTACTCACAAATGTCTTGGGTATATCTTTGAGTAAAAGCTCAAGTGGAATTGCGTGCTTTTTTGATATTGTCTCGGCATACTCGTTGAGTATCGTATTTACTCGATCTTCGAGTTCCTCATCGACGATTTGTACGATTTTTTCACTAAGACTCATTCTTACTTTGTGTTAGTTCGTAATTTTTAAATAGGTCTTCAACGGAACCTTCTCTCGCATCCTTAAGACGCGCTCGTAAGATGGGGAGAGTTCCTGTGTCCTCGAGACCAAGACGCTGACACTCCGCGATGAGATCATCCTTCTTCATAGTACTGAGGGCTGGTAACTTTGGAGGTTTCGGTGGCTTGTGTCGATTAATGATTTCCCCAAAGATTTCCTCCTTGACATTTTCGTAGAGTGGATCCAAGAGGTCACACACAGGATTGAGGAACTTGTTCAGGAAATAATAGTGATAATCAACAGGTACGCCATGCTCTTCTACATATTTTGGATCTTCGGCCTTTTCGTACGCCTTGGCTTTGGGATCTTGGGTCTTTGTGAGAAGGTATGGTACACGATCACCAGATTGTGGTTCAGACCCAGGCTTCCTTTGGCGCATCTTCGTGACAACTTGTACATGGGATTGGTTAATATTCACGCTATCGGCACTCGTCACCGACACATTCTTACCCCCAACTTTGTAAGTATCCGAGAGAGACTGACTCAGTACAAGCTTATCGTTAGGGACATCACCCGAAAGAAGTTCAATCGCCCGCTCTTTGGCCAACTCCTTGGGTGGACCGGGATCACTTGATGTGAGGACAACATCCAAGAGTTCCTTACACACTTCCCGAACGTGGGGTGTGTTATCCCGTCTCACAACTTGAAGACCCTTGATATCAATGTAGTCCATGTGCATCTTACCATCTTTTCCTTGTGTCCATAACTTTGCGGCGTAGCGCTTTTTGGAGTACAAAAAGTACGGCCAGTAGACCTTTTCCAACTCAAGATTGTTGGGTTTCTTGAAGAGAGCCGAACACTCTTCGGCAGCTCTCTCACCCACCTCCCAACTGTAGGCAATTGCCTCCTCACCCTTGCGATCACCCACATCAAACTCAACCATGACTGAATCGGTATTGTGTACAACGAGATCACCAGGTCCCACGTGAAAGTGATGGGAACCAGTTGTGAGGTCATAGACATAACCCTCAGTTTCACCCAAAAGTTCAAGCTTTTTGATGGCAATTGGATTCTTTCTTTGCGAAGAGGTAGTCCATGTCTGTCTAAATATATCAGGTTTATCTGTGCGAGTGTTCATGGATACATTGTAGCCCAATCTTCTCCCCAATATATACATACCCATGGAACCCTCCTTACCCTTGATATCCATTCGTGTGTACCCGTGGACGTCTTTGTCCCCATCGGCCATGTAATATCCATCCCAAAAAGATTGTACTATGTGAAGTGGTGCTCCAAGGATACACGGAGGCACAACCTTCTCTTTGTGTTCATTGTAGAAGAGACTGCGATACTTTAGACATATACTCTTCACATCACCTACAGCATTTAACTTGTAGACACCACTACTTTTGATTGTATCGTAAATTTTAGTTTCAAACGGACACAATTGCTTCATTTCTTCCAGGAATGTCATATCCGCGTTGTTGAGTGCCCATGTGTATTTACCATCATAGTGACCACATGATCCATCACCAAAGAAGAATCCCATAACCTTGGCCTCTTCGGGTGTCACGTCTGTGTGAGTCTCACCAAAGGCTTCCAAGGAGTTTCCGTGTAAAAGTTCCGTTCCGAGGCAAACCTCAGAAGGTTTAATCATTTCCTTATTTTTAAGGAGAAGGCTGTGATCCTCTGTGACATCAACAATGCCCGTGTGGGTCAACACTCTATGGATATTCTTTGTGGTCTTGTGCCTCACAATTTGTTTGATTGGTGTGAATCCGCATTCAGTCCATACTTCCGCATCAATCTCGGCAATCTCTTTACCATCATCGCGCACTTCATACAAATCCACGAGTGAATCAATCCTCGTCGTCTTCACTTCACCATTTTGACGAATGAGGAGGGGTGTGTCTGGTGTGACAGAATCACCATACCTTACCTTTGCCCCTGGGAAGTTCTTCTCAACATAGTTCTTGGTCTCCTCAATCATTGAGCGACCCTTTGA